TCTTTTTGCTGAAGATAATTCTTGAATAGATCTACCTCATGGGTAATGGAGATGTACATACTGCCCCACCGTATGACCTGGCTAGATCCGCGTTGATCTTTAGGTGCTAGCGCTGTTGGCTTATGAAATACCTGCTCACACTCACCGCTGATGGGATTGGCATAAACTAATTCTGTTGGCATTGTCCATTTGATGAAGTGGTATGGCTTATCAAGGACAGGTATCCAATTCTTCTCACAATAAGAAGTATCAGGAGCAGGGGCTTTAATACGCACACGCCTAACCTCTTTGACTGCCCAGTTATCCCAGTCAATCTCAATACGGCTGTACTCCATGCGGCCTACACCGTTGGTTGTTGTATCTCTACGCACTCCCACTAGGTAATAATCATCTAGCCACTGCACTACGCGGCAATCTTCTTCACCTACAAACTCCCAAATAGGTTCAACATCTAATTCAGATGTATCCACTTTGGCGTGGTGAGTCATTTCAAGATCATCATTGAGGCGGCACAAGTAATTGACCGTAACTAAGCGGCGATCCTTTTCAGGGTGCAGGTATGACAGTGGCCCAAATCGGCTAGGAAACTTCTGCTCATTTTCTGCGTGGTATAGCGTGTAATTAACATGGCGTAAGTTCACAAGAATGTTGCCCTTGTCATCAATAAAAATTGATGGGTTCATTAGCCCAGTACCGCTAGTTAATCCGTGAGGGATCACTAGGGGCGCAAGTTTGCCACCGTGTTGAACTGCCTTCTCTACTAAGTTCATAAACCTTACAATACATGAACTTGCAAAAATCGCTATCATTACAACACGCCTGATTTACAAGGGGCATAACAAGGGAGATACGCATGGGTCTGCGTGACCGTATCGCAAGAGCAATAGCAACTGGCAATTTAGAAAAAGGCCCTAGACTGCCCGCGGGTTCTGTAGCCATGACTGAAAATGAAATGCTTAATCAAGCAGGCGGCCTTGCTATGCAACAGACATACGGCAACAATGTCGCACTCCCACGCGCACCATTTAGTGCAACAGTTCCATTTGGCCCAGGCAATCCAATTATCCCTGGTGCAATTAACCCAATCAATCCCGCAACTGGACGGCCTGAACCACGCCGTTATGAGTATCAAGTTGCGCAGAACATCAACATTGTTCCAACGCGGCTTGTACCATTTCAAACATTGCGTGATGCAGGAGATAGCATTGACATTCTGCGCCGTTGCATTGAAGTAATTAAATCTAAAATTAACGGACTTGATTTTGACATTGTTTTAGGCAATGACGCTTCTGAAAAGATTGCGGCTGAGTCAGGTGGTGATCATGTGCGCGCAATGGCTAAGGCCCGCGAGAAGTACACAGATGAGATTAACCGCATGCGTGAGTTTTGGGAAAACCCTGATAAGGCAAACGGATACACATGGCAGGACTGGATCAACATTGCTGTTGAGGACATTCTCGTAATTGATGCGTGGGCTATTTACCCACAGCCAACAGTAGGTGGAGATCTTTACGGTTTCCAAATTCTTGATGGCTCAACAATTAAGCCATTGATTGATGACCGCGGCATGCGTCCATTGCCACCTAACGCGGCTTTCCAACAGATCCTTTACGGTTTCCCACGCTCAGAGTTTGCCGCAACAGAAGAAGATCCAAAAGCAGACGGTGAATTTACTTCTGATCAATTGGCTTACATGGTGAAGAACCGTAGATCAACAACCGTTTATGGATTTAGCCCAGTAGAGCGAGCGCTACCACTGGCTGACATTTATCTGCGCCGCCAACAATGGATTAGAGCAGAGTACACAGATGGCGTACTGCCTGAACTTATGTTTACAACTGATGAAGATTGGGGAACTAATCCTGATCTCTTGCTTGCTTATGAGCGTATTCTTAATGATGATTTAGCAGGACAGACACAACAGCGCAAGCGCGCCCGTTTATTACCAAAAGGTTTAGCCCCTGTAGTCAATGATGGCTATGGCGAGAAGTTCAAAGACACACTTGATGATTATTTAATTACTTCTATTTGCGGACACTTTGGCGTACAACCTGCGGAAATTGGTTTCTCACCAAAGGGCGGATTAGGGGGTGCTGGTTTTGCAGAAGGACAGGCAGAGAACGCAGAAGCAATTGGCATTGGCCCGCTTGCTAACTGGATTTCAAAACAAATTACAAACCTTTCATACACATACTTAGGTATGCCGCGTGAACTTGAATTTAAGTTGCTTACATCAGAGCGCAGAGACACAGAAGAAAATGCGCGCAAGAACCAAATTGAAATCACATCTGCGGGTAAGTCAGTTAATGAGCGCCGTTCTGAATTAGGTTTGCCATTACTAGATACACCGCAGGCTGACATGCCAATTCTTGTGAGCGGTTCATCTGTTTATTTATTTTCACCTGACGGAATGATTGATGCTTCAACTGCTTCTGTTGCTCCAACATTAAGCGGCCCTGATGCAACACCTGATGCGCCTGTAACTCCTGACACGCTTGAGGAAAAACCTGCAACTGAGATTGCGCCTGAAGAAGAAGAAGTAACAGAGGTAAAAGCATTTATGAAATGGGCGGCAAAGGGTAAGCGCGCAAGACTCTTTGAGTTCAAATCATTAGATCCAATTGTGGGAGATGCTCTTAACCGTTGTGCTTTTGATGGCGATTTAGAAACCGCTAGGGCGCTGGCTAAGGCTTATCTAACATGATTGAGGGCGCTCTCAAGGCAGATGGGCGCATAGCGGCAAAGAACGCAGTAAAGATCAGAGCGGCACTGCGAGAGTTAGCAGACTTCAAACAGGTCTTTAACGCTTATCAAGAAACGCAACCTGTAGTTACAGATAACCTTGCAAGGGATCGCGCCCGCGCCCGCGCATGGGCAATTATGAATTTAACTAACTTGCGTACAGAGGCGCTTGCTTCTGCGCTATGGCGCACATGGGCTGAGGCTTATGTTCTAGGTGATGTTGCCGCTGGTGAATGGATACAAAGAACAGAGGCTTTGAACAAGGCTGATGAAGGTTACATTGATTGGTCTAAGTGGCAACCAGGAGACAGAGCCGCGTCATTGATGTTGCGCAGGCCGCAGGCATTTCAGAAAATCTTAGATCAGACAAACGCAAGCATCAGAGGCATGACTAAAACAAGCATTACAGACATTGGTAATGCCCTGGCTGACTCAATAGATCTAGGTTTAGATGCAGAACGCGCCGCTGTTTTGATTGGAAAGCATGTAGCAAGCCCTGCAAGAGCGCTGACAATTGCCATTACTGAGCAAAACCGTGTCATGTCTATCGCCACAATTGAGCGTTACAGAGAAGCAGAACTTGAGAAGATGGAATGGCATGTGTCAGATCCATGCGATAAGTGCGCAATGAACGCCAATGTTGAGGTGCAAATTGGCGATACTTTCCCATCAGGTGCTACTCAACCGCCTGCTCACCCACATTGCCGTTGTGTTTTGCTACCTGTAATCCCTGGCATGAATGAAGAACCATCACTTGCCCCTACTGCTCCTGTAATTACGCCTAGCCCTACGCCCGCTTCTACTGGATCGTGGGCAAGAATAGATGAACGAGCCTGGATAGATCGCCAAATTGCCAAAAGAGCGCGTGATAAGCGCTTTGCAAATCCTTATGGCGAAGTGCAATTACAGATTTTGCGTGATCAGGCTAAAGATGCAGACATTTATCAAAAAGGCCCACATGTTTTGCGCGTAGATAGAAACATGAAGAACCCGCCTAGCCAACAGGACATAGAACAATTTATGATCCACTTTGATGAGGTGTATGAAAAGTTACCTGAATGGCGTAAATTTGATCCTGATGGATTTGAGCGTGGTTACAATTTAGTAATCAATGGTGAAGCCAGTGGAGATACTTTGGCTTATACCTATTTAGGCCATGACACTATTTGGTTCTCAATCAAAGACATTAAAAGCGCTACTGATGCGCCTAAAGATTGGAAGGGTTGGTTTATGCCTGCGGCAAATACCACCAATGAGAACCTTTATACAATTGCTCATGAATTAGGTCACACGGTAGATAGCCCCGTGAACTTTGATAGAGGTAAACTTTCAGGAGCATTGAGGCGTAAATACCCTGATCTTTTCTCTAGGTATAGTAAAAGAAATCCTGCGGAAACCTACGCGGAGGTTTTTGCTCAGTATCTTTTAGGACAACAAAACGCTGTAACGCTGGCTTACGCTGAAAAATTTGGTTGGAATTTAAGTGCAAAAGATTACTATGAACAGATTGATAAGTGGCAACCAAACCTGCGTACAAATTTGGCAGGCAATTAAGGAGGCAAAATGAAAAGCAATGAACCGATTGATGAAGTCTTAGATTGGGAAGATTACGCAACCATGCCCAAATTTGAGTTGCAAGAAAGGGCATTGGCTGATGATAAGAAAGCCCAACGGATTTATTTAGAGCGTTATGGCAAAGAGTAACTTGATACAGTATGCAGTAAGGCTTTGAGAGGATTGCTATGCCATACCACATTGGAGACAAGGGAACACATGGGTGTTCAGGTTTCCCCGTGGTAAAAGATAGTGATGGCGAAGTAATGGGTTGCCATAAAACAGAAGAAGCCGCAAAAAGACAATTAGCGGCCTTGTATGTTAATGAACCTGAAGCCAGTAAAGGCGCAGACAGTGGATTTGTACCACCGCAAGAGGTGCGCAATAACGCAAAACGCGGATTAGAACTTAGAGAAAAGCATGGCCGTGGCGGAACAGCGGTAGGTGTTGCTCGCGCCCGCGACTTGTCTAACGGAAAAGCATTATCATTAGACACATTAAAGAGAATGAACTCTTACTTTGCCCGCCATGAAGTTGATAAAAAAGGCGAAGGTTGGGGCGTAGATAGTGCAGGTTACATTGCTTGGTTGCTTTGGGGCGGAGACGCTGGCAGAGCATGGGCTAAAAGAATTACCAGTGAACAGGAAAACAAGGAGAAATCAATGGCAAGCAATCTAACAACCACCTCATACTTTAGTATTGAGAAGGCTGACCGCAATCCTGACGGCACAATGACCGTTTACGGAAAGGCCACTGATGACTCAATTGACATTGATCAACAGATTTGTGATGGCGATTGGTTAAAGCGCGCCATGCCCGCCTGGTTTAAGTCAGGTGGAAACATCAGAGAGCAACACAGCAACATTGCCGCTGGCGTTGCAAAAGAGTATGAGGCAAAGGCTGATGGACATTACATTGGCGTGTTGGTTGTAGATCCTGTTTCTGTTAAGAAGGTAGATGCTGGCGTACTCAAAGGCTTTTCAGTAGGTATTAAGAACCCACGCGTTGTACGCGATAGCAAAGCCGCAAATGGCCGTATTGTTGATGGGCAGATCGTGGAAGTGTCGCTAGTGGATCGTCCTGCCAATCCCAACTGCCAATTAGTTTTGGCTAAGTCTGTTGATGGTGAGAAGGACTTGGTTCAGGTAGAGGAATGGATTGAGAAAAAAGAAGGCGAAGAAGATACATCTCAAGTAATTAAACCGCGTAAGGGTGAGCCTGCGGACAAAGAATTATACGCAGAGGTCATCAGAGCGGCTAAAGCAAAGTTTGATGTGTACCCATCTGCCTATGCAAATGCCTGGGTTGTCCGCGAATACAAAAAGCGTGGCGGCAAATACCAAGCAGAGAGCAAGAAAAAAGGTTTACAATCTGACGGTAATTTAATAAAGGAGAACCCAATGGGAACAGAAACAATTGCCGTACCTGAGTCTATTTTGGGTGAACTTTTCAAGTTTGATAAAGGTGAGTATGAGCGCGCTCGCGAAGCGTTAGCAAATCTTATTTCTATCGAAGCGCAAGAAATGAAAGAGGGCCATAACGAAATCCGCTCAATTTCACACCTACTAGAAGCCGTTGCTCATCTCCATGCTTGGTATGAGGGCGAAGAAGCAGAAGGAGAAGTAATGGAAGAAACAGAAATTGAATTAGCGGCAAAAGAAGATGCTTGCCCCGCATGCGACAAGATGGGTTGCAAATGCACCGCCGCTATGAAAGAAGCCGCTATGAAGAAGAAGATGAAAGAAGCGGAAGCACATGAAGATGATGACATGAAAGAAGGATCATACAAATCATCTGAAATTGCCAAGTGCTTAGAATGTGGTTGCACACAGCCAGGTTCAAATCATGGCATGACTACAACAAATGATTTTGCAAATGTATCAAAGCCTTCTCATGTAACAACAGCAACAATGATTTCATCAGGTGAAACCGCAGGTGTTCCATTTAACGCAGTTGTTACTGACTCACAGGCAATTATTGCCGCGCAATTAGGTACTAAATCAGTAGAAGGTGAAGAAGTACCTACTGAAGAAACAACAGAAGAAGCCACAGAAGAAGTTTCCACTGATGAAAATTCAGCGGAGAAGTTAGAAGCCATAGTAGAAGAAGTGGTAGATAAAGCAACAAAGGCTCTCAAATCAGAGATTGCAAACCTTGTGTCCGCAAAAGAGGCGGCTGAGGTAAAAGCAATAAGTTTGGAAACTGAGTTGGCAACCGCTAAATCTTTGGCTCTAGGCGGTGGCCCAAAGCGAACAGTAAACCCAGTAGATGTGAAAGCAACTTCTGATTTACTTACAAAGGCCGCTGTTTACAAAGAAAAAGCAAAAGCAACAACAGACCCAATGCTTGCTAAAGGTTACAAACAACTTGCAGATGAATTTCTTGCAAAGCATGAAGAAACCCTTAACAAGTAATCCAACTTAATCTCTGAAAGGAAATACAAATGGCACTAACGCCTCCAAAGGCCGCCGATCTATTCAGTGATGCAACTCCTAAAGAAGCCGCAGAACGCTTTGAGGAATACTCAATTGAACTCTCAAAGAGTCTTTCACACGCTTCACATGTACCAGGACAAGCACCACAGGCAGACCCAATCTCAACACTTGAAGCACTAGCGGCTAACAAGTCACTAACAGGTGACGCTATGAACGGTTTGAATACTGCTCTAGCGGCACAGCGCATGGCAATGCAGGACATTCAAAAGGAAATCACACTTACAACTCCTTTGTCATCTTCATTTGCGGCGTTTGACCTTGAAGCACCTGCTAAGTTGCTAACACCACGCCCAACTCCACTCCGTAACCGTATCCCACGCAAGAAGGGTGTCGGTACATCTCACCGTGTCAAGAGAATTCTTGGTTACACAGGTACAGGTACAGGCGGACAAGGACAGGTTTGGCCTGGCATTACAGAAAGCACACAGAATAACTTTGCTGGTGGCGGTTCTACTCCACTTGAGTTAATCCGTGGCCCACAGATCTCTTACACAGCAGATGATCTAATCTTGCCTTACAACTCATACTCACTATCTGATCAGGTTTCATTTGATGCAAACTTCTCAGGTATGGGTTACCAGGATCTCCGCCAGTTGTCATCAACTTCAACTCTATACGCAACAATGCTTATGGAAGAACGCATGATGCTAATGGCTCGCGGAACAGCATCAGGATACTCAGGCGCAATTGCTGCTCCAACAGCACTTGTTGCATCATCTCCTGCGGCAACAGGTTCACAGACTGCTCTAGCGGCAGGCGTTTACTACATCTACATCACCGCAGACGCAGGTATTTCTGCTAACGGTTTTGGTGAGTCAATCGTTTCAGCCGTTGCATCAGAGACAGTTGCATCAGGTGATGTTCTTTCTGTTTCCTTCACAGGATCAGTTGGCGCACTTGGTTACAATGTGTATGTTGGAACTGCAACAGGAACAGCAAACTGCAAGTTGGTTGGAACAGTAAAGGGCGCAACAACAGTTATTGTTCAGGGCGCTTCTGCAACTAACCTTCCTGCAAACAACTTTGCGTTCTCAACATCAGGAGCGGCGGCTTCACGCGCAAACGCTGATACATCTGCTTACGCAACTGGTTATGACGGAATTCTTCCAACAGTTCTAGGCCCTAACACTGGCTACAACAACGCAATTAACGCGGCTTTCTCAACTGCTAACCCAGGTGTAGAATTCCAAACTGTTTTTGCTAACTTGTACCAGAATGTCAAGGCTGATCCAGACATTGTTCTTTTGAACGGTAATGATCGTAAGCAACTATCTGATGCAATTAAGAATGGCTCAACTGCTAACTACCGTTTGGTAATTAACAATCCAGGTGAGAACGGCACAACATACGGTTCAATCGTGACTGGACTTCAGAATGAAGTTACAGGCAAGGCTGTTGATCTTATGGTTCACCCGTGGCTCAACTCAGGTGTTGCACCAGTTCTTTCATGGACTCTGCCAATTCCTGATACACAGGTATCTGATGTATGGGCGAACTTCTTAGTTCAAGATTACATGGGCGTACAGTGGCCAGTTACTCAGTTCACTTACGACTTCTCAACATACTTCCGCGGAACTTTCTTCTGCACCGCTCCTGCATGGAATGGCGCAGTTTCAGGAATTCAGCAAGCGTAAGTTACAACTTAATAAGAAGGGAGGGGTGCGGTGTAAAAGCCGCACCCTTTCCCAATTAACTAGGAGGCAAAAATGGCAAGATGGGTAGCACCTGACAGAGGTGTAAAAGAAACTGTTATTGGCGGACAAAGTTATTTCACAGATCGCCAGGGTATTTACAATGTAGAAAACAAAGCACATCAGAAGGCAATGAAGGCTGAAGGTTTTTTTGAAGCATCATTAAATCCGATTTCTGCTCAAGACCGCATGCGCGGATTTACTTGCGTAGAATGTGGTTTTGAGGGTTGGTTTCGCAAGTGTGGGCGTTGCGGATACCAGTCACAAGAAACACAGCGAGATGGAGAATAAATTATGGCCGTAGGTATCACGCCCGATAGAGGTAATGAAAACCCCTACCTGACAGTAGCAGAGTACAGAAATGCCCCAACAGCATTAAACATTGACATGCTTGTAGTGGGCGGAAATGCCGCGGCACAAGACGCAGAATTAGCGCAGGTAATTTTACGCGCTTCTTCTTACATGGACGAATACTTCAACCAAAATCTTGTAGCAGATGAGTACACAGAAACACAACGCATACGCTATTCAGCATCAGGCGGATACTACGCCCTGCACCCTTACAACTCGCCTGTTCTTTCTCTTTCAGAATTTTATTACGGGGCAAATCCAAACCAATTAAATGAATTACAGGACTGCTCAATAGCATACTTTGAAGGCCAACAAATTATTATTCCTGGCAATCAAATTGGTTGGAACTACACTTCTCAAGGCCCGCTTCAATTTGGCGGTTCTATTGGGCAAAGCAATTGGACATTTACCAAATACACCTATGTTGCAGGTTATGTAAATACAATCATTACTACTGCAACAAACGCGGGTGCTACAACTCTGCTTGTTGATAGCCCACTAGGTATTCTGCCAAATCAACAATACCGTATTTATGATGGAGCAAGAACTGAGCGGGTCACAATTTCATCAACCTACACATACGGAGACCCTGTTATTACACTTGCGCAACCTATGGTTTATGCGCATGGCGTTGGATCGGCTTTTGGCAATTTGCCTAATGCACTCAAGCAAGCCTGTATTTTAATTACAAGCGCTTTTATTAAAATGCGCGGAGACTCATCAACAACTATGGCTTATACAACCTCACCATCAGGCAACATTCCTGGTTCTACACGCTATGGTAGTGACATTCAAGTAGCCTTAGACATGGTAAACAAGTACCGCAGGATCAGATAATGACCGCCGTACCTACCCTTACAGGCCGCAATGCGGTACGCCAAACATTATCTTTATTCTTAGCCAACCCGCGTATTCTCAATGTTAATCAGGTATTTACATCTTTTCCAAAGATCATTAACTACCAGGTAAACGCTGAACCAGGACAGGCTACAAGAGCGGCAATTGTTGTTTACATTGCTGATGAGTATGAAACACGCCTAGCAATTGGCGGGGCAACTGATGGTTGGAAGCGTGTTGATTACACCGTAATTGTTCAGATTTTCTGCATTTCTTTTCATAGAGAGGCAGAAGATGTTATGACTGATTTTGACACAATCGTTGATAACATCAAAGAGCGCTTGAGATCAGATCATAACTTTGGCGATCCAACAGGTAATTTAGTTTGGCAAGGTGCAGAGCCAGTTATTCAGGCCCGCTATGGAGAACCTTCTACTGAAAAAGAAGGCGTTACAGAAATCTTTGCTGAGATACAATTTCCAGTAACACAGATGATCCAGGCATAAGGAGCATGATGAAATACAAATACAATGGAACTGATGAACGCGTGTTCCCTAGTGTTGGGGTAACTGTAAAACCTGGTGATGAGTTTGACGCACCTGAAGGATTTGTTGCCGCAAATGTAACACTTGCAGGCGCAAAGCCATCAGTCACAGAACCAACAGAACCAAAAGAAACAACAACAACTATGTCTGCCGCGTCAGACAAGAAACTAGGAGCGTGAAATAATGTCTGTTCAACAGTCCGTACGCTCGTACTTAGGTATTGCTAAAGAAGCAACCCGCGGTACGGCAGTAGCACCAACCGACTTCATTCCAGTAATGAAGGACGCATTAAAGCCAGTGGACATTGTTGATCCACTTTATGACACAGGCTTGCGTGGATCAAATGCTTTGAATTACAACTACATTCCAGGCCGCACACGCTCAACAGTAGATTTTGGTGGAGCAGTATTTGCAGACACCGTAGGCTACGCAATTGCGGGTGTTTTAGGATCAGTAGCAACTACTGGCGCATCTGCACCATTCACTCACACAATCTCACTATTTAACAGCCTTGCATCAGGCGGAGATGTTCAGCCAATTTCTTACACATTGACTGACTTCTATGCCGTAGATGTTCGCTCATACCCAGGTTGCCAGTTCTCTGACTTCTCATTGAGGTTCAATGCAGACGGCATGCTTGAGTATGACGCAAAAAGCACTGGCTGGCAGTCAGAGACAGTCTCAGATCCAACACCTACATTCTCAACAGTTCTACCTACACCAGTGTGGCGCGGTACTGTTTCAATCGGTGGATCTACCGTAGCAACTGCTATGACTGGCAACATTGACATGAAGCGCCCTGCAACACCTATCTATGGCATCTCAGCAACACAAGATCCATACCAGGTTTTCTTAGGCCCACTGGAAGTTTCAGGCAAAATTACATTTGTCATGGACGATGACTCACAGTTGCTTAACTTCCTTAACAACTCACAGCCTGCACTTGTATTTAACTGGGCTTATGGTGCTGGCGCTTCTGCGGTTCAGATCCAGGCAACTCTTACTAAGGGCGCTTATACCACTGGTGTAATTGAACGCGGTGAAGATTTTGTACAGGTATCTGTTGATTTCAACGCGCAAGCAAACACAACTGATGATGGCGCTTCAGGAGGTTTCTCACCTATTAAGTGGGTAATTCAGAACGCAAAGCCATCAGGCACATACGCATAACTAGATCAGGGCGGCGGTGTGGTTGAGGGCGATTGCCTTCCCGCTCTCCCACACCGCTTGCTCTCCTTTTTAGTATGATTTAGGAAGGCAAACCAACAGGAGGCAACATGTCTAAAGAAGTAACACTGCCATCAGGCGCAAAAGTAGTTCTAAAAGATCCAACAACTTTGCGTGTAAAAGACCGCAAAAATGTTATGCGTACAGCGGATAACGCTATTGGTGGAGATTTAACAAAAGCACTTGCATTAGGTGATGCACTTATTGCAATGCTTGTTGAGTCATGGTCATTTGATTTAATTCCGCCATCAATCAAAATTGAGTCATTAGATGAACTGACAATGGTTGATTATGATGCTTTGGTAGAACATACAAAAGACGCTCAAAAGTATCTGTTCCCTAACCTGGCTGAAACGCCACAGACAGAGGCAGACCCAAAAGCAATTGGCGAGAACTCCAACGCCTAAAATGGTTACTCAAGGGTGGGGAAAGGCATGAAGCCTTTTCCTATCCTGATGAGCAATGGTATTACTACCAAATGGCAGAGCGGTTTGGTTGGACACCTGAACAGGTAGATAACCTTCCCGCTGGTACGGCAGATTGGTTAATGGCTATTGCTAGAACCGTTGATGAAGTGAAGGCAGAGGGATTGAGGGAGTAAATGAGCGGCATCATTATTAAGAACCTCTCTGAAGTTCTCGCCGCTATTGATGGAACTCAATCTAAAATTGAACAAGGCGCTCAAATTGGAATTATGCGCGCTGGCCTTGCCGTAGAACGACAAGCAAAACTGAACTTTCAAGGAACGCGCAGTTATGAAAAGCGTGTAAGCAGAAACGGTAGAGGGTATTTAGTTGTAACGCCACCAAAACATGTTGGCGGATCAGGCCCAAATACAGTTACAGGCAATCTCAAGCGTTCTATCAAAACTACATACCGTGTTGGATTTGGTAGTTACATTGCTGAAGTTGGCCCAACAATGATTTATGCCCGCCAGGTAGAAAAGGGCGGTGGCAATTGGCGTTCAGGGGTAAAATACCCTTACTTAGAACCTGCCGCATTGATGCTATTAAGAAATGGCTCAATCAACAGGATCTTTATGACCGCTGTTAAAGAGAAATTGAGGGGATAAGCATGGCCGATCTAATCCCCCCAATGTTAATTAAATTACAAGCAGATGTAAGCCAACTGAAAGTTGGTTTAGCGCAAGCAGAAAGCGCATTAAAAGGCGTAGATAAATCTGTTGCAACTGCCTCAACTGGCATGACTAACTTTATGAACAACATGAAAAAAGTTGGCGCAACAATAGGTGTTGCTTTTGCAGGCCAACAAGTTCTTCAATTTGGTAAAGATGTAATCATGGCCGCTAGTGACATGAATGAGTCACTTTCTAAAGTTGGCGTTGTGTTTGGTCAGAGTTCTGATGCGGTTGTTGCTTGGTCACAAAACTCAGCGCAAGCATTAGGTATCTCAAGCCAAAAAGCACTTGAGGCCGCTGGTACATACGGAAACCTTTTTCAAGCATTTGGATTGGGCCAGGGGCAGGCGCAACAAATGTCCACAAGCCTTGTGCAATTAGCCGCAGACATGGCCTCTTTTAACAACACATCTATTGATGATGCAATTCTTGCTTTGCGTTCAGGACTTTCAGGAGAAACAGAACCGCTCAAGCGCTTTGGTGTGGCTCTTAATGATGTACGCTTAAAAGAACAAGCAATGAGTATGGGCTTAATAAAGACTGCAACAGGCCCACTTCCAATTGCGGCAAAGGCTCAAGCCGCTTACGCATTGATTTTGAATGATACAAAACTTGCTCAAGGCGATTATGCGCGTACCGCAGATGGTGCGGCTAACACTATGAAGTCTTTAGCCGCTGAATTCCAAAACGCAAAAGTTGCAATTGGTAACGCATTATTGCCTGCGTTCAAAGCGCTTCTTGCCGTTCTTAAAGTTATTGTTCCAATTTTGACGGCAGTAGGTAAATTTTTTACTGAAAATGCTGATGCGCTAAAAACTTATGCAACACTTTTGTTAGCAGTTGCTAGTGCTTTTCTAGCAGTAAAAGCAGCAATAGTTACAACTAAAGCGGTAATGACTCTTTACGCCGCAGTTGCTAAGGCTACGGCGGCAGGACATTCTCTTGCGGCTATTGCAACATTAAATTTTCGCGGCGCAATGATGATGCTTAACATGGCTATACGCGCAAATCCTATTGGTGCGCTTATTACCGCATTAACTATTGTGGGCGCGGCGTTTGTATTTGCTTGGAAAAAAAGCGAGACATTTAGAAGCGTTGTTATTAAAGGCGCTCAAGGAGTCATGTATGCGTTTTCAGGCATTGTTGGGGCAATCGGCAAAATGTTGGGCATTATTGGCAAGATCCCTGGTATGGGTTGGGCTAAAGGTTTATCTAAGGGTGCAGAAGATTTTGCTAACAAGATCAACATTGCTGGTAAAAATTTAGTTGATCTTAAAAGCAAGGCCGCAGGTTATGGTGAAGGTGCATTTACTTATGGAAGCGGAAAAGGTAGCGGCACTGGTGGGGGTGGCACTAGCGGCGGCGGCTTAGGGTCTAAAGAAAAAAGCAAATTAGAAGGCTACAAAAAAGATGTAATAGGCATTTACAAAGACATGAATGAAGCCATTGCGGAAGCGCAAGAAAAGGCTCAAGAAGCGTTAGAAAAACGCAATGAAATCATGTTTAAGGCTCATAAAGATTATGATGAAAAAGTTGCTGAACTTAACAAGCGTTTTAGAGAAGCCAATGAGGAGGCAGACAAGCGTTTTGCAGAGGCTAAGGCTGATGCGCAAAAAAACAGAGACAAGGCTGAAACAGAAGCGTACAAACGCAATAAAGAAGTTCTTGAAAGTATTGAAAAAGATTACGCTGAGAAAAAAGCCGATCTTCTTAAAGCCAACAACAACAAACTTGATGACATACGCAAGAAAGCGGCAGATAGAACCGCTGACCTGACTAAATCCGCGGCTGAAAAGCAAGCGAGTATTGTTCAACAATCAATAGAACGCTTGAGTAAAGCCTTTGCATCTAAAACTGGTTTTGATTTAGGTGAAGCGTTTAAGGACGGCGCAAATACCGCTGACAGACTTCTTGATGAACTCAAGAAGAAATTAAGCGCCGCTAAAGAATTACAGAGTAATGCCGCGGCTCTTGCTGGTATGGGTTATAGCCAGGTATTTATTGAGGAAGTTGTTAAGCAAGGCCCTGAAGCGGGTAACAAAATTGCTGAAGCACTCAAAGCCGCATCACCTGATGCAACAAAAGAATTACAATCTTTGTATGGTCAAGTAGAAAAAGTTTCTGAAACTGGTTTAGACGCCCTTGCACAAACAATGAACGCAGGTGGAAAACTTGCTACCGCTGAATTGATGGACTCATTCAATCAAGTTTCTAAGGATCTTAAAGAGTCATTAACGGTTGTTAATACTGAAATGAATGAAGCGTTGGCTGATGCTAATGCGGCTTACAGTGAAGCCGTTACTGAGGCTGAGACAGTTCGCAAAGAGAAGTTGGCTGAGGCTAACAAGGATCTTACAGAGGCTTTGGCTAGCGCTAAGACTGCTTATGATGAGGCTATTGCAGACGCTTCAAAGGCGCTTACAGAAGCCAGGGAACGCGCACAAAAGGATCTCAATGAAGGACTTGCAGAGGCCGCTAAAACCCTGCAAGAAGCGCTCCTAGAGGCTCAGAAAGACTATGAAAAGGCTATTGATGAAATCAATAAGTCCACTCAAAAGAAGTTAGAAGAATTGCGGGCTAAATTGGCTGAAGTAGCCGCTCTTATGAGATCGCTTAGTGCGGCTTCTGCGGCGGCGGCTATTGCTAATGCTCCTACATACACTCCAATTATTCCTACAACTATTCCTGGCGGAACAAGCGCAACGGGAACTACAACAACAACTAACATCAACACATCTGTTACTGGCGTTAATTTGACTGATCCTTACACCACAACAACTAGCGTTGTTAATGCTATTAAGTTTGGGAATGTAATTGTTCCTTCTGCTCCTAGCGCGTTGGCCGCTGGTGAAAGCGGTGCTATCGGCGCGGCTTCTATTGCCTCTCGCATTGTTACCATACCTACCGCAAAATCTTTAAGCGCAAATTTGAGGGATAGATAATGACCACGCTGACTAATGTTTATTCCTTTGCTTTCAAAAATCAAGTATTTGGTGGCGCTGGTTCGCCTTATCAAATTCTGAGCGTTGATGGCTTAGAGTCTTTGCCAGGTATCCGTAATCAAGATGATAACCGCGGATACCATGATGGCATGTTTACAGGCCGTGATTTTCTAAGCGGCAGAAGCATCTCAATTATTTTTAATACTTTTGGTGATGCTAACGGTTCTGCGCAGACAAATTACAACACTATTCAAAGCGTTCTTTTGCCACAAACATCAGGCACAACACCTTTGTTTTTTAAGTTTCCTAACATTCCTACATCTGAACAATTTGTTGATGCTCGCGTACGCTCTTTGCGCACAACCGTAGATCCTAATTACACATACGGATACATTACATCTCAGGTTGAATTTTTTTGCCCTGACCCAAATTATTACAACAGCAACTTGCAAACGGCGAACATGCTTATTAGTGCGGCTTTAGGGCGTACATACAACAGAACATTTAATTACACCTACGGCGGCGGTTCTTCTACGGTTACAACAACAATTCAAAACATTGGTTGGGCTACTACCTATCCAACAATTACTATTCAAGGGCCTATTACAAATCCTATTATTGGCAATACAACAACGGGCAATACCCTTAATTTTACAGGCACATACAGCGCATTAGATACTTTAGAAATTGATCTTTACAATCAATTGATTACACTTAATGGAAACCCTGCGCGTAATCTTTTAATTTCAGGCACTTGGTTTGACGCGCCACCAGGCAATTCAAATTTCTTTTTTACTGGCTCAAGCACTTTGGCAGGAACTACTCAGGCTACCGTTTCTTGGTATTCTGCGTACATCTAAGGGAGAATAAATGACACTACAAACACCTCCATCATGGTTGCAGGCAGGCTCATACCCTGCTCAGTATGACCGCCTGACCGCGCAAGCGTTGTGGGCTACTACTGGCATCATTGGTAGTTCTTCATTAGCCGTTACTCAAAACACTCCTCCTGGTATGTCAGTGCGCGTTGCTTCAGGGTGGGCGGCAATTGTTGGTACGACAACAAGCAACATGGGCGTGTACACAATTTTTAATGATGCAATAGACACACTAACAATTACAACAGCCGATCCAACAAACCCACGCATTGACTTAGTATGCGCAACAGTGCGTGACGCTTTTTACTCAGGCGCAAACAATGATGTAATTTTTCAAGTAATTGCTGGTACTCCTGCGGGTTCTCCTGTTGCACCTGCATTACCCGCTAACTCAATTTCACTTGCAACCGTTGCGGTGGGCGCGGCTGTAACTCAAATTAACACCGCAAACATTACAGATACCCGCACATTAGTAACAACAAACATTCCTGAAACTGGTGACATTTCTAGCGTCACAGCGGGGGCAGGTTTAACAGGTGGTGGGTCAAGTGGCGCGGTTACTTTGGCGGCTAGTGTTGCTACAAATGCGCAAGTAGGAACTACTTACACTTTGGCTTTGTCTGATAATGGCAAACTTGTTACACTTACTAATGCCTCACCTGTTGCGGTTACAATACCTCTTAATAGTTCAGTTGCATTACCCGTTGGTGCTGTTATTATGATGGCGGCATTTGGAACAGGTGCAGTAACAATTTCAGGAGCAGGAGGTGTCACCGTGGTATCAGGCGGAGCAACACCTGCAAGCCCTGTAATACGCGCTCAGTATTCATCTGTTGGCGCTATTCAAACTTCAGCAA